CGTCTGATCAGGGAGATCAGAACAGGGTCGAAACCAGCAACAGGACCAGCGGCGGTTGCGTCGGCGCTGAAACCAGCAGCACCAGTGCTGCTATTGGTGTTGACGGTTGGGGTTTCCATCAGGGAGTGACCTGATGAGAATGCAGCTTCCTCGCGGAGGAACTTTTCTTGGTTTTCCAGCAGAACAGCGGTTACAGCTCTACGATGTGCATCTTTGATGCCACCATCATGATCGAGAAGAGGCTTCCACTTTTCTACCAGATGCTCGGATTGGAACATTGGTTTTTACCTAAAAGTTGAACGTTTGATTAATGTTAAATTCACTTAGAATTCATCTTGCTGAGAAGATTCAGGTATGAGTTCATACCACCAGCAGCAGGTGCTTCGGTATGATCTACACCCTCAGAAATCGTATCAGCAGTTGATGAGTGAGATACTGACTTGGTGTTAGAGAAATAAGATTCTCTCAGGGTGGTCAGTTTTTCTCTGAACGAGTCTTCACTTTCAAACTCTACACCTTCGGCAAGCGAAGCGAGCTTCTCTTTCTGGGTCCCAGCAAGACCCTCAGAAACATCGGAGAGGATTCCATCAGCAACTGACTCTGCCAGACGCTTATTGAGGGAAATATTCTTCTCGATTTGCTCGTTGAGTTTAGTCTCCATGTCATCTAACTTGTCTGTCATCGCAGACAAGACATCATATTTTTCCTCAGGGATGTTCACATAATGTTCTTCAAAAAGTGACTTCATACCTTCCAGGAAGGATTCAGTCATTTCGGTTTTGAGACCACGCTCAACAGCGAGTTCGTTCTCTTGGAGCCACTCATCAGCGACATACTCCAAGTAAGAGTCAACACGCTCTTGAAGTTCGGTCTTCATTTCTTCGATCTCTTCGGAGAGAGCAGCAGCATACTGTTCTTCCAGAGATTCTTTGATTTCTGCAACTTTGGATTTCAGAGCAGCTTCAAAGATGGTCTTTGCCTTTTCCTTGAATTCCTCGGAGAGTTCTTCGCCACCGAGAAGAGCATTAACATCCTCTTCAACGTCGATTTCCTCTTCAACAACCTCATCAGTGACCTCTTGGTCCTCTTCGATGGTTGCTTCGGTTTCGAACTCTTCTTCTTCTTTTTTCATGGTAGGCATTGAATCGGCACCTTTGGCACCTTTGTTTACAACATCTCTGACCTGCTTTAATGTGCCGCCTGGTGTTTTCAGTTTGGCACTATCGTCATCGGAACGATAGTTTTCAGGAGTAGGACCACCGAGATCCTCTACACTTGCCAGTTGTGTTCCAGGGTCTGCCATTTTGGGCATTGGATCGCCCGCTTTGGCACCTGAGTTAACGGCGGTGCGGGACTGTTGTGTCTTTACTTCCATTTCTTGTAAATTTCCACGCGACATTTGAAATAAACCTAATTTGGTATTATCTTTATTTATTTATAATTAGATGTTTTGCAAAAAGTCATTAAAGAGACTTAATTTCTTTTCATCTAATTGTTTTTGATCAACAAGAGTGTTGATCTGAGCGTATGTTTTGGCAGCATACTTCTCACGAAGGATTCCACCGTCCCATACCCACTCTTTTCCTTCCATAATTCCCTCAACAAAAGCATCAGGTGCAGAAGGATCAGCAACGATATCAGCAGCAGTTGCTAACATGAAGTCGTCACCAACAACGTTCACTCCTTCTCTTGTGAGTTTGAGTGAACCAATTCCTCTGGAAGAAACACCGAGTTTGACGCCCTCTTCTACCAAAGAGGCAGCAATCTTACCCATTGGGGTATTGAGGATTTTTGCCTTACCGATAAAGTTAGAACCACTTTCTCTAAGAGAACCGATCTTATGAGAAACTCTATCGAGGTTTACGGTAGGACCTTCGGGGTGACCAAGTTCACCAAGAGCACGTCCTTTCTGGATATGATTCTCATTATATCTACCAACCTCACGGCGAAGTGTCTCCATAGGATACATACGCCCATTGCGGTTCTTGATGTTTCCTTGAAGGAAAACACCCTCGATATAAAGTTGCTTCTTGCCACCTTTGTTTTCGACAAGAAACTCAACTGATTCGATTTCTTCTGTGATAAGTTTCATCAGGAAATACCGCTAGTTTGGACTTGGATTAATTGAACGTTTGTACCTGTTCCGCCTGCTTTCGCAGAAACTTTAAGTGAGTTTCTCATCTCAGAACCATTGAAGGTTGCTGTTGATGCACCAGAAACTGTTGCACTTGAAGTATCTTTTGTTACTACAACTCTTGTTGAATAGTAACCAGTAGCATGAGATGCTGAGGTTAAAACTCTTTCGATAGGAAGATGAGTTCCGTTCAGTGAATCTGGTGTGATACCTGTGATCGTAACGGTGTCACCTACATTGAAAGTCGTTCCAGTTCCTTCTGGGAAGTGATAAACAGTTGAAGCACCTGTGGTGATTCCGCTGATTGGTTGTGACTTTGGTGTTAGAGAAAGAGTTTCGGAAGAATCTGCAACGATTACATAATCTAAATCAGTTGCAGTTGGATTTGTTCCAATAGCAACATTAATATCTTGTGACCCTACCGCACTGATTCTGAGAGAATCTGAACGAACCGAAAATGGTTGGGAGGTAGATGTGCCATTTGCACTAGCAAAATATGTGCCAGTGCCCACTATTGGATTATGAGCCATTATTCCTCCTCGGTTTCGGATTCGATTTCAGTTTCGGTTTCAAATTCTTCATCATCGCTACCAAAGAGTGATGATGCTGCACCTGGTTTCATTTCATCAACTCTTTCTGCTGCCTTTGCATACAGAATTTCTTTGATTTTATCTGAAACCTCAGATGGAGATTCACCGTTCACCATAAGGTCCATTAATTCTTCCATTGTTTAGTAATATATTAAGAGACTGTATTTATTTATATTTCTCCGCCTTCGGGGGCTACGGTCTTTTTACCTTCACGTTCAAGATCAGGTTCCATAACAGGTTGACCTAAGTCTGGACCAGTGCCAACTGCCCCCCCTTGTGGCATTCCTGGTTGCATTCCGTCAACCGACATTGCTGCTTCAAGAGGATCAACGATAATACCATCCTTGATTTCTTGTTCAATCTTTGCATCTTCTTCCAGGATATCAGCATCAGTTTGACGAATGATCTTACGACGAACATAATCTTGGGAGAAGTATTTCCCAACATAAGGTTCTGCAAGGGTTGCCAGATTGATTCTATTTTCCATCAACTCCGCATCTTTTAGTTCGGAGAAATGATTGTCATAGAGGAAATCAAACTGAATGTGCTCAGACATTATTTCCCAATCTTCGGGAGTAATGACATTTTTCAGAAGCAATTGAGTTCTGAGCATATCAAGGAACATGGCAGAGAATCTCTTTCTCAAACGACCAACAAACTTGCTAAATTTGAGTTCGTCCCTCAAAATCTCAGAAGAACGTCCAAGGTTAAATCCACCATCACCTTCAATGCGAGAGATAGGAACATTCAGTGACTTGTAGAGTTTCTTCTTGAAATACTCAACGTCAGTCAGTTCGCCAAGATTTTGTCCACCAGGAAGAGTTGTAATTTCTGTACCACGACCACCTTCTCTACGTGGTAACCAGAAGTCTTCCATCATGGACATAAACTTCTTATCATCACGGATCTCACCAGTGTTGGCATTGTATACCAACTTATTACGGTAACGTGACATCACATCACGCAGGTATTGCTCTGCTTTGACCTTAGGGAGATTGCCGACATCAATGTAGAAAATGCGACGCTCAGGTGCTCTACTCAAACGGTAGATAACCAGAGAATCCTCAATCATTCTCAATTGATTGAGTGCTTTAATTGCTTTATGAAGATATGAAAGTGTTGATCCTTTGTTTCTATCTACAAGACCTGAGGTACAATAAGAGATCGAATCCTTTGAAAACTTAACACCTTTCTGATCTTGTGATGCAGCAGGATTGCCAACAGGATAGTTGAGTTTTGGAGTATAAACAAAGTATTCCTCAATCTCGGGAAATGCCATGTCAATAGAATTGACAGACTCTTTCCTTGCAACTACACCTAAATCTTTGCTAGGTTTCTTGGCATGACGAATAAACTTCATCTTTGCCGCATCAATATAACGAAGTTCTTTAATGCCTTCTTCTGGTTTCTTTAAGTCAATAACTTTGTGATAATACAGTCTACCATCAATATACCAGTTGCGATAAATTTCATGAGACTTCTTATCAAAGTCAAGAAGATCTTTAATATTTTTGAATTCTTGTCTGATTACTTTCTTAATTCCTTCCGAAGCATTGAGGTTTGACAGTTCAATTTCAACAGGACTGTCATTAAGGTCGCTTACAATAGCTTCGTTTACAATATCTTCGATGGCACTATCCACTTCTGGATGAAGTGCCATCTCTCTATAACGACGAATAAGTTCAACTTCGTTTTTATATGTTCCTTCTA